ACAAAACTAAAGTTGATTCTTATGGAAACCGAATCCGTGGTAACGTCTGCCTTGAGGTTTACCTGCCGTCACGAGGAACTTGCCTGCTGCAGCATGTCAATCTCGCTGCCTGTGACATCGAAGACATCGCACCGGCTTTCGTTGAAGGTATGTCCGAGTTGTGCAGTCTCCATAGCCGGACAGGCGTTGGAGAGTCTGGAGAGTACTTGCCACCCGAGACAGATCGACAAGTCGGACTGGGAATGCTCGGACTTGCCAACCTCCTTCGAAGGTACGGCGTAAGTTATAAAGAGTTTGGTGAAGCTCTTGCCGTTGTCAACAGCGGCGAACAGATTAAAGAGTTCACCCCTGGCATCACCCTTGCCGTTGAATTTAAAAGTGGAATTGCACAAGCTGCGTCGATTGCTCGATTTAACAACATGGATCGTGCCTTCGCTATTGCTCCTACTGCTTCTTGTAGCTACCGATATAAAGACCCGGATGGCTACACCGCAACCCCTGAGATTGCACCTCCCATTGCCCGTCAAGTAGACCGTGACAGCGGTACGTTTGGCGTCCAGAGCTACGATTACGGTCAAGTTGAGATCGCATCGGAAGTTGGCTGGGATGCATATCTAAATGTTGCTAACGGCATCATGAAGATGCTGGATGGCACGGGACTTCTTCACGGTTATAGCTTCAATAGTTGGTCCGATGTGATCACCTATGACGAAGCGTTTATCGAAGAGTGGTTGGCATCTGACCAAACCTCCCTTTATTATTCGCTTCAGGTAATGGGTGATACTCAAGACAAGACTAGTGCATACGCTGCATTGGATGAGTCAGAGGTCGATGATTACCTGGAGTCACTTCTAAACGACCCTGCTCCTGATTGTAATTGCGGCGAATGAACCCTTATCAAAAACTTTTGGCGCGTAAGCGCACCTGGACTCCTGTCCAAACAACTGCTGGTAAATTGGCTGAAGGCGCGGAAGAGGCTATCTACCGTGCCTTGGCTATCCGCCACATGGAGTTACCTGTAGGTGACTTTATCCACGACGCACTCAAGAATGAAGTACCATCGGCATCACGCGACTTACTTCTATCCAACATTAAGGATGAAGAAAACCACGACCTTGCTTTGGGTTACATCGCCAACGCTATCGGCGTTGATGAGGAAGCTGAGAAGGAAGCGATCCGGTTGCGTGATGCATGGATTGCACATCCTGATCACACGATCCTCAAGGCGCTTGTTGCCGAACGTTCGGTCTTTTTCGTCTTGCTTCCCTTTTTCCGTTTCAATGGAGACGCTGGTCTTCGAACCGTAAGTGCAGACATTTCTCGTGATGAACAAGTCCACGTGGCTACAAATAGCTTGGTGTGTCGGGAGTTGTCTCTTGATTGGAGTCCTTCTCTTGACAAGCTCCGTAAAGCAACTATCAATTGGGTGATGCAACCTCTTAAGGCTAACAACCCCAATAAATATCTGAACAAAAAATTTTGGCTGGAATCCAGTGATCGCCTGATGTACGAAGGTAAAGCTCCTGAGCTTGCTGACACTAAACGAGCACGTATGCCAGCGTTCTTTGAACATGCAAACCCCAATCTCCCACAGTATGCCTAACTTTGGGCTTACTGTTAGGCGTCTTTTAGAAGAACTAGAAGATGTTTATCCACCCGTCAACCCTTCTCCTGATACACCGTTGAATCAGATTATGTATCGTGCTGGTCAACGTAGTGTATTGGAGTGGATCGAAAACAGACTTGATGAGGAATCTTAATTATGGGCGCAGCTCGTAGACAACACCACAGGCAACAAGAAGGTATGCGAGCAGCTACTGCTGAAGCTACCAAACAAATGCAAATGATGGAAGCACAGCAAAAGGCATTCCAAGATCAACTGGCTATTCAGCGTGAAGCCATGATGGCTCAAACTGAAGCTATGCGTGAAGCAATGGCACCTACTGTAACCACTGGTGCTACTAAAAACGTTGGAGTTCGCACTGCTCGCTCCCGGCGTAAAACCGTTGCAGGTTTGGGCAAGGGCGTCTCTGCTCTTCGTATCCCCCTTAACGTCGGTGGAACCACCGGCAGTGGTCTTAACATTGGTTAATTAAATGAACGCTAAAAGCAGGTACGATCATCTATCTAGCTACCGTTCTCAATTTCTAGACACAGCGGTTGAGTGTTCAAAGCTCACCATTCCTTATCTCATCCAACGTGATGAGTTCCGTGTTACCCATCAAACACTTCGTCAGCCTTGGCAATCCGTAGGTGCAAAGGGTGTAGTGACGTTGGCATCTAAACTGATGCTGTCCTTGCTTCCCCCTCAAACCACCTTCTTCAAGCTACAGGTACGTGATGACAAGCTCGGCACTGAACTGCCTGCTGAAATCCGTTCTGAGCTTGACCTGAGCTTTGCTAAGATGGAGCGTATGGTGATGGATTCGATTGCTGCTTCCAGTGATCGTGTCGTTGTTCACCAAGCTCTTAAGCATTTGGTGGTTGGTGGTAATGCACTGATCTACATGGGTAAGGACGGGTTGAAACATTACCCACTTAATCGCTACGTTGTCGATAGAGATGGTAACGGTAACGTAATTGAGATCGTCACCAAAGAACTTATTAACAAACAACTTCTTCCACAAGAAATCCTTAAAGAACCTCCTCCGGTAATGGATGAGAGCTTTGCTCATGAGGATGACGTAGAAGTTTATACTCATGTACGTCTAGACAACAACCGTTGGCTGTGGTACCAAGAGGTTTATGGTAAAAAGATTCCTGGATCCGACAGTAAAGCTCCGGCGGATGCTAGTCCTTGGCTTGTACTGCGGTTTAATTCTGTCGATGGCGAAAACTATGGACGGGGTAGAGTTGAGGAATTCTTGGGAGATCTTAAGTCTCTTGATGCACTCTCCCAAAGCCTCGTAGAAGGCTCTGCAGCAGCCGCTAAGGTCGTCTTCGTGGTATCACCCTCAAGCACGACTAAAGCGCAGACGCTGGCGAAGGCAGGCAACGGTGCGATCGTTCAAGGCAGACCCGATGACATCGGTGTTATCCAAGTGGGTAAGACTGCTGACTTTGGTACTGCAATGACGTTGATGCAACAGCTTGAACGTCGTTTGTCTGAAGCATTCCTCATTCTCACTGTGAGACAGTCTGAACGGACTACTGCTGAAGAGGTTCGCCTCACTCAACTTGAGCTTGAGCAGCAGCTTGGTGGTTTGTTCTCGCTGTTGACTGTTGAGTTCCTGCTTCCTTACTTGAACCGCAAGATGCTGGTTCTTCAACGTAGTGGGCAGCTACCACGTATCCCTAAAGATCTAGTTAATCCTACTATTGTTGCAGGTATCAATGCTCTTGGTCGTGGTCAAGATCGTGAGTCTCTCACTTCCTTCATCATGACTATTGCACAGACTCTTGGACCTGAAGCACTGATGCAATACATCAATGCCGACGAAGCTATCAAGCGTCTGGCTGCTGCACAAGGTATTGACGTTCTTAATCTTGTTAAGTCTATGGAGCAGATTCAACAAGAACAAGCTGATGCAGCTCAACAACAAGAGGATATGATGATGGCTCAACAAGCCGGTCAACTCCTCAAAGCTCCACTGGCTGATCCATCCAAGAACCCGATGGCAGGTGAAACTGTCAACGCAGTAATGGGTGAGGAAGTCGTTCCACCAATGCAATAACTATGGCAGAAATCCTATCCTACGATCCAGCCGGTGATCCCGAAATTGTCGGTGCCATGGAAGCCGACCAAGCTGAGTCTCTGGCTATTGGAGAAGAGATGATCAACCAAGCTAACGCTCGGTTGGCTGGAAAGTATAAAGATGCACAAGAGCTTGAGAAAGCTTACATCGAACTTGAAAAGAAACTTGGTTCACGTGATGGACAAGAAGAAACGCAAGAACCACAAGCTGAAGATCAGCAAGAACAGTCTGAGTATTCTACGCAAATCGACGCCATTAGTAGGGCAGCCGAAGAGTTTGAGTCGAAAGGTGAATTGAGTGCGGAGACCCTTGCTGAGTTTGAAAAGATGTCCAGCAAGGAATTGATTCAAGCATACTTTGAGTATGAACAGGGTCTTCCTCAAGCTAATGCTACTCAATCCGTTGAGCTTAGTCAAGCTGACATCAACACTATTCAGAACTCTGTGGGCGGTGAAGCAGCCTACCAACAGTTAGTTGGTTGGGCAGCTCAAAACTTCTCTGAAGCTGAGATTCAAGCCTTTGATAACGTTGTGGATTCTGGTAACGTTGCTGCTATTAACTTGGCACTTGCTGGTCTTCAAGCACGTTACACTGACGCAAACGGTTACGAAGGTAAAATGATTCAAGGTAAAGCTGCAGCTCCTGCTGACACATTTAAGAGTCAAGCAGAAGTTGTACGGGCAATGTCCGATGCTAGGTACGATCGTGACCCGGCATACCGTGACGAAATCATGCAGAAGCTTGCCCGCTCTGATCTTAAATTCTAATGAACGACACAAACATTTGGGCTAAAGAGCCACCCCTTATTATGTCTGATCATCCCTACGGTGTCCCACATAACGAACGAGCTGAGCAGCTCAATGGTCGCCTTGCTATGCTTGGCGTCATGGCTGCTCTTGGCGCTTACGCGCTGACTGGTCAA